AACAGCGATTCCCAGGCCTTCAACGCCAGACATCAGAATCGTAAGCTGACCCTGAAGGTTATCCTGCATGGTAGCAGCCATAGATTCGGCCGCACCTTCGCAGTCATATATCGATTCAGTGAGCTTAGCAAACTCCTCATCGCTGGCATTGATGATGGCAAGCATGCCGCTCATTGCTTCTTTGCCAAAAATGGTAGAGGCAGCTGCAGCTTGCTCTGTTTCGCTGAGGTCAGCAAAACTTGTACGGAGGCCCTGCATGACCTCCATGAGAGTTTTGGAATTGCCCGCGGAATCTACCATCGAGATTCCGAGATCCTCCATAGCTCCCGCTATCTTATCTGTAGGTGCCGCCATATTGGCAAGGGCCGTCTTCAGTGCTGTACCAGCCTGACTACCCTTTATGCCGGAGTTTGCCATCAAACCGATAGCTATCGCAGCATCTTCTGCGGAGTATCCAAGTGTACCACACAGTGGGGCAACATACTTAAAGGTCTCGCCCATCAGGGCGACATTTGTGTTTGACGATGCAGATGTGCTTGCAAGGATGTTCGCAAAATGCCCAGACTCACCAGCGGCCATACCACACGCCGTCAGTGCATCCGTAACAATGTCGGAAGTCGTTGCAAGGTTCTCACCGGAGGCGGCTGCCAGGTTCATTATACCGGCCAGACCGTCATACATTTGCTGGGGTTCCCAGCCTGCCATAGCCATGTAGTTCAATGCTTCTGCAGCTTCAGTAGCACTGAACTTGGTGGTGGCACCCATTTCCTTGGCTTTCTCGCTTAAAGCATCAAGGCCATTCACCATTTCTCCAGCAGCTGTAACCACCGTTGCGCTGCTGGCACCGGAGATTGCTTCTACCTGAGACATGGCGGACTCGAAATCAGATCCGACCTTGACGCAGTATGCTGCACAGGCAGAAAGGGCGGTTGTCACTGCCGAGATAGCAACAGTCGTCGCCTTGAGGCTAGTTTTTGCCAGAGTGCCTAATTTGCCTAGACCTTCCTCAAGCCCGCTGGGGTCCAAACTGGTATCAATAATGACCTCACCGTCTGCCAATGGTAATCACCTCCTATGGCGATCCGTCATCGGCACAACGGCACTACTTGACATTCAACGTTATTTCAAATTCTCTTTTACAATTCCGTCCTTTACACTTGACGAAAACCCCCCGGCAAATAGCCGGGGGGCGAATGAAAATCGGCATCTCATACCCGCAGTATGGACACTTTACTTTTTCGGGAGAAGGTTTCTGTTCACTCACAGAACTCACCTCCCTTTAAGTAATGCGGATACGTTTCCGCCATTCATCAGGGCAGCTTCAATCGCTTTGATTTTGTCTACCTCTGTTTTAGGAAGCGGCAGTGCATGAATTCGCTTCATGTCCAAATAGAAATCCTTCTGGGATTTGGTCATATTCTGGGTGATCTTGATGCTTCTGTATCCCATGATCTTGACGAACTCCGTGTCCTCAGACAACGACTGAAACATTGCCTTGAATTTCCACCAGTGCAGATCTTCGTCCTGGAGATCTACACCGAATTGTTGGAGGAAAGCAGAATATATGTACGCATCATCATGATCGAAGTCATAATAACGCTCACTGGATCCGCTTCGTTTTCTTCGTCTCGTTTTCTGGGTTTCTTCCTTACCACACCGATAAAACCACATGATTTTATCGGTGGCCTGATTGATGTCCTTCGGAATGTGGTCGCCATAATACAGCTTAAGCGCCTTCTTTAGCTTATCCGTGTCTCCGATTTCATCGTCAAACATAAGCATCTCGAACATCACCGAATATCGGAAGTCGAAGTTGAGGTCATACTGAATGCCATCGATGACCACCGAGGTAGGCAGTTCATCGAGAAGCATATTCATTTAATGCCTCCCGTTCTTCCGGTTCCGATTATGGTTCTTGCCTTTACCGTGCTCTGCAGCACGACGCTGCGCACGGTTGGGGCTGTACCGGTCGGCGATCTCCTTCAGTTCTCCGGCAGAGTTGTTCTTGGCCTGCACGAATGCCTCAAAAGCACCGAGGGCATCCCTCAGATTGCACTTGCCTTTGAAGATCCGCTTGTGAGCGCCGTCACCAAAGACTTCGTCAAAGAAGTCGAAGATGGTACCGCACTGCTTGCGGATAAGCTGGCTCTGAGTCAAGCCTTCATATGCTTCACGGGTATTCTTCTGTTCGACGGTCTGAAGGGCATCTTCAATCCGTTCCATCACGTCTGCATCGAGGAAGTCAATTTCAAACTCCTCGTCTCTGATTTTGAATTTCATGCACTACTCCTCCAATTACTTAGGTCTTCTCGGTGAAGACCTTGGTTTCGGTGTTGAAGGTACCCTGAACAGGGTCGCCAACACACTTCAGGGTTCCTGCCAGAGTCAGGGGTTCACCACCGCTGCCGGTGTTGCCGGTTACCTCGCAGGAAACGATAAACTTACGGGCCTCGTACTCGTTCTTGCCTTCCTCGCCTGTGGAGTTGAACAGGTCAACACGCACATACTCGAACATGGCGTTAATGCCGGTCAGGTGGTCACGACCAACCTTATACAGGGCCATCAGCGCAACCTCAGACTGGATCATATCAGCGCTGAAGGGGAACTCAGTCTGATAACTTTTGACGATGTTGGTTGCGGTAGCCTGGTTGACGTAGATCTTCTGCATAGACTGAGCGTTGGGAGACTCGTCCAGAGTCTCAAAGCCGACACCCATCAGCTCGAACTGATCGTCAACTTTCAGGTAGTCGGCGACATTCTGACGCATTACAGGATTGGGAACATTCAGAGTGGTACTGGAAATAGCCATGTGTATTCCTTTCTCGCCCAATGATCGGGCGTAATGGTTTGATTATTCAAGCGTTAATTGCCGGAAGCAATGTACTCCAGGACAAAAAGCGCCTGGTATTCTTCCTCTCCTGTCTCATGCTTTGCAGCAATCGAAGGTGCGGAAGAAAGTGTGATTGACATCGCGCGACGACCTTGCCCCAGATCGGGCAGGTTTACGTACTGGCCGTCTTCGTCCTTCTTGGAGAGCCATTCTCCCAAGTCGTTCAGCACCGCCAGTGCATCAATCCTGGAGGCAGTGTCCTCTCCATCGATGACAATGTACACCGCAAAATTGAACAAACCCACATAGGTTCCGTTCACATACTTACGCTTCTTTGTAGTCGCCGCCAGCTGCTGTATCATCATGGACGGTACCGTTTTACCAGTATCCTCCAGTTTGATACTAACCGGCAGGTTTTCCCACGTGTTGATGTGATCCCTCATAACTTTCGGGATCAGGATATTGTCAGATTGGTAGAACTGTGCCATTTTTAACCTCCTGTCAAAATCTGATCCACTCCGTCACGCCACTCTTTCATGTGCTCAGCTTTCGCCGGCTCAATCCATTGCGCGCATGCTTTGGGATGCTTATCTTTGGAAAACCTTGCGTTACGAGCATAGAAGCACTTCTTCGCATAAGGTGCATTGTACACGACTTTACCGCTGCCGATCGTCGTTCCGGTATTTCCGGATTTCATCAGGTATCCCGTTCTCATAGGGACAAAAGGTGCGCAGCCACGAAGAACCTCGCTGTCAAGGAATCTCTGAGCCGCCGCATAACGAGGTGCGAATCTGTTCATGCATTGTTTTGTGTGGATAACAAGTCTGCATCTCATTTTCCAATCACCTCAAAATGCCACATTCGTTGGCTTCCGCTCTCACGGTCACTGAAACTTTTCACCCGAATCCGTTCCTGCCGGTCAGATCTGACGAAGTAATCCTTTCCAGGATTTATTGTCCAGTATCCCGTTTTACTAGCCAACTTTTCCCACTTGTCGTACGGAATGTACTTCAAGCGAGATCCACTGGTCGACCTCACAGATGACGTCCTCTTGAAGACGTACATCTTCACGTTGTCAGCAGTTTTCAAACCGGAATCGCTTGTCCGCATCGAATCCTCGATCGGGCAATAGCAATTCCGTATCACAGCCTGTTGATAGGTAGCTTTCTCGTCTACCTCTCCAACATAGTTGAAAAGGTAGACGACGTGACGAAGCATACTCTTTCTCGGCACGACGACTCACCGCCTTCTATAGTGATCTGCATATGCCCATCTGGACATAAGCCCCAACTTCCGAAGCAGTGAGATCGTCATGGGTGACACAGGAATGCCACCATTAGTGGTTATAATCTGCTGTGCGCCACCATTCCCGGAAACCGAATAATCTCCGAGGCTTTCGTTTGCGCCGCACTGTGAGGCCTCAGAGAAGCCCAGAATGGCATCCACTCCACCTTGCGCTTCCAGTAATTCAACCTCATAGGCTACGGCCTTTTTGAATCTGTCGTCGACCAGATCCTTTTCGGTAGGCGTTACCGTACACAGGCTGTCGATCACATCAGAAGCAATATCAGCAATGCGCTCGAACTCGCTGCTGAAAT